GCAAGCGCCAGGAAGCCGTCGAAGCCATGATGCCGTTGATGGCGCAAAACGAGATTTTCCAGGTCGCGGGCGACCTACTGTTCCGCAACATGGATTTCCCTGGCGCCGACGTGATCGCCGACCGCCTGGCAGCCATGAACCCGCTGGCGCAGATCGACGAGAAGATCGACATTCCACCCCAGGTTCAAATGAAGTTGATGCAATTGCAGAAGATGGTTCAAGACCAGCAACAGCAAATGCAAGCGATGGGCCTGGACATCAAATATGGCGTCACCAAAGAAGGTGTGCGCCAGGAAGGCGAAACCCGCCGCGAACTTATCAAAGGCATCGCCAAGGCGCACAACACCGAAACGATGGCCGAAGTCAAGGTCAACGACCAAAACACCAGGTCGATCACCAGCCAAAACAAAACGGAAATCGACGCGGTGGTCAAACTGTTGTTGGCCAATATGTCGCCGGAAGACCTATTGCGCCGCATCGAGCAAATGAACGCCGAGCAATACGCATTTTCAAGCGTTGCAGCCGAGGATATTCACCAGGGCGCCAGCCCGTTCATTGGACAAATGGACATGGCGTCGGGTATTCCTGGCCAAATGCCGCAGCAACAAATGCAGCCGCAAATGCAACCTGAAATGCAGCAGCCGATGGCCATGCCACAATAGTTGACAATGAGATTGATTCCGGTTAACAATTAACCAAAACCTACCAATGGGTTTTCATTGGGTTGATTCGTAGGGATACGTATGTCCGAAGTGCAAGAACGCGTCGCCGCTAACCTGGTGACGAGTGACAATTTAGCGGAATTCACCGCCCGTAAACTTGGATTAGTTGACGCGCAGCCTGAAACCACCGAGGCGCCAGCAAACGACGGGGAAACCCAGGTTGCTGACGAGCCGGAAAATCAGGCCGATCAGAGTGATTCAGACGGGGAAGGGAATGAGGCGACCGTAGAAGACGATCAAAAGGAACGCAAGGCGAACCCGAAGATCGAAAGGCGCTTTTCAGAGATTACCAAGCAACGCGAAGCCGCACGGGCCGAGGCCCAAAAGGAACGCGAAGCCAGGCAAGAACTGGAAGCCAGGCTGAAGGAACTGGAAACCAAAGCGAACCCCCAGGCGAAAGCCCAGGACGATTTTGGCCCCGAACCCAAGCCTGAAGAATTCAACGATATGTTCGAATACGCGAAAGCGTTGGCCGAATATACCGCTGATAAGAAGTTGATGGAACGTGACCAGGCAGAAGCAAATCGCAAGGCCGCGGAACAACGGGCGCAATTCGAAAAGAGTTGGGCCGACCGCGTGAATGCAGCGAGAAGCGAATTGCCGGATTTCGACGACATGGTTCAGTCAAGCGATGTGTCTATTTCAGACCCCGTGCGCGACGCAATCATGGATAGTGATGTGGGGCCACAAATCCTTTATCACTTGGCCGAGAATCCCGACTTTGCCAAGAAACTTGGCGAAGGTTCCGTAATTTCAGCCCTTCGACAAATCGGCAGACTTGAGGCGCAGTTTGAGAAAACCGCCCCAAAAGCCAGCGCCCCCGAAGTGAAATCGACCGCGGTGAAATCTAAAGCGCCAGCGCCAATCAGCCCGATTCGTGGCGCCGTTTCTAAAACGGACAATAACGTGGATGCCGACGGCAATTTTCACGGTACATTTGCCCAATGGAAAGCGGCCCGCCAAAACAGGCAGATTCGCTGACAATTAACCCTTTTCAATTAGGAAAACAAAATGTCTGGAAACAATTTACTGACGATTTCAAAAATCACCAACGAAGCGTTGATGGTTTTGGAAAACGAATTGACGTTCACAAACAACGTCACCCGCGAATACGACGACCAATTTGCTGTCACCGGCGCAAAAATCGGTAACACCCTGAACGTCCGTCGTCCTGGCCGATTCATCGGTACTACTGGCCCCGCGCTGAACGTTGAAGACTTCAACGAAACTTCCGTGCCAGTTACTTTGTCCACCCAATTCCACGTCGATACCCAATTCACGACCCAGGATTTGGCCTTGTCTTTGGATATGTTCAGCGACCGCATTCTGAAGCCCGCTGTTGCTGCCATCGCCAACAAAATGGACTTGGACGGCCTGACTATGGCCAAAAACAACGTGGCCAACATCGTCGGCACGGCTGGCACACCGCCCACCGGCCTGATTACGTACTTGACCGCTGGCGCTTACCTGGACAGCGAAGGCGCACCCCGCGACGGTCGCCGTTCTTGCGTGGTGGAGCCCTTCACTTCCGCAACCATCGTTGACAGCCTGAAAGGTTTGTTTGTTCCTTCCGACGTGATCGGCAAGCAATACACCAAAGGCATGATGGGCCGCGATTCCGCTGGCATGAACTGGTACATGGATCAGAACGTTGTGAACCAAACTTTTGGTTCTTACAGCGGCAAAACCCTGACTGTTGACACCACTTCCGCTTCCTTCGGTATTGCTACCGGTTGGGCACAATTCGGTTCCGTTACTTTGACCGCATCGTCAGCATTGACTTTGAACCAGGGCGACGTGATCCAAATTGCTGGCGTTTACGCTGTCAACCCCCAAAACCGCGCAGCCTACGGTTCCGGCAAACTTCGCAACTTCGTTGTGATGGCTACTACTGCCGTCGCAACTGGTGGCACGGCCGTGACTGTTTCGCCCGCGATCATCACCGGCGGCCAATTCCAAAACGTTGTTGTGACTTCCACCAGCGCCACCGCTGCCGTGACACCGTTCAACAACACCGGCACAACCAGCCCGCAAAACTTGGTATTCCACAAGAATTTTGCGACCTTGGCCACGGCTGACCTTGAGTTGCCCGACGGGGTTCACTTTGCGGGCCGTGCGTCCGACAAAGACCTTGGTTTGTCCATCCGTGTTGTTCGTCAATACACGATCAACAACGATTCCATTCCTACGCGTTTGGATGTGTTGTACGGTTGGGCGCCTTTGTACCCCGAATTGGCTTGCCGCGTCGCAGCCTAAAGAAACGAGGGCGGCTTCGGTCGCCCTTCATTAAACCTAATTTGGAGAAATTAACATGAGCAATCCAGGGCCAGCATCAACCACCACGAATCACCCTACCCCCCTTGCAACAAACCAGGCACTTCGCCTGATTGCATCGGCCCAAGGCGTGAACCTGAACGCAGTCGCCGACACCATTGCCCCCATCCTGGTGGCCGGTAGCGTCAGCGTTCAAAGCATCATCGTCACCAACGCGTCCATCAACCTGACTACGGCCCAATTGGCCGTTTACACAGGCCCAGGCGCAACCGGTACGGCTGTCAAAACCGCTTATGCTTTGACCGGCAACAGCGCCCCCGCGAAAGTGGTTGTTACCGCCGCTACGTCAACCGACGCAGTATCGGGCACACCCCTTTACATTCGCAACACTACCGCCCAGGGCGCAGCCGCAACCGCCGATGTGTTCATCTACGGTTACGACCTGACATTCTTGCCTTAATATGGCATGAAGTGAAAGAAGGCCGCCCTCAAAAGGGGTGGCTTTTTTTCTATGGTCGGCACTATAATTTTCAAAACACGGGAAAGGGTTAAAAATGGTCAATTTATCAGCCATTAGAACAAGCGGGCCAACCTATGCGCTTGACTTGACAACATCAGCGTCGGCGGCTTTGCAAATCGTTCCATCGACCAACGATCAAACAAACTACGTCAGTTTGTTGAATGTTGGAACCGGCGTTGCAGCCATTGAAATGGCGCCCGAATCGGCCAACCTGGTGACCCCGAAAGTGGCCACCACCGGCACTTCCGGTTCTTACGTGTTACCTGGCAGCATGAATTTTCCCTTGGTGATCGCAGCCCCCAAAGGCCCGTTTTACATCAAGGCGATTAGCAGCGGCACAAACACACTTTACATCACGCCCGTCCAAGCAGATTAAGGGGGCGTCATGTCGAACAGCACCGCTGTCACGAACACGACCAACATCAAACCGGTTCAGGCGCTTTTTCAGCCTGAACCGACGTTTGATTTAATCACGTTCATCGGCCCCGCCGGAACACCGTTTTACGCCAACATTAACCCGATTCAATCGGGTTTGACGATCACCAACAGCACGATTGATTCATCGGTGATTGGTGGAACCGCGCCCGCAGCCGGTTATTTCACAAACATTTACGCCGTCACCGGCCAGGTGGCCACGTCGCCTTCGGCCGACACCGACATTGCCAACAAGGCTTATGTCGATTCCGTCGCCCAAGGTTTGGATGTGAAAGCGTCGTGCGTTTACGCAACCACAAACAACATCACGTTATCCGGCCTGGCCGTCCAGGCTGGTGGCGATTGGATTTCCACGCTGACCGCGGGCGATCGCATCCTGGTCAAGAATCAAACCGCCCAGGCTGAAAACGGCATTTATGCAGCCAGCGCCAGCGGATGGACACGCACCAGCGACATGAACGTTTGGTCGGAAGTGCCAGGCGCATTCACGTTCATTGAAGACGGCGCCACGTTGGCATCCACCGGTTGGGTGACCACCGCATCGCGCACCGGCACAATCAATGTGACAGCCATGCCCTGGTCGCAGTTTTCAGGCGTGGGCACATATACCGCGGGCAATGGTTTGCAACTGATTTCGAATCAGTTTTCAGTCAAAGCGAACGGCACGACCATCGACGTTTCATCGTCGGGCATCAAGATCAGCGACACGTATCCTGGTCAAACGTCGATCACCACCCTGGGCACAATTGCAACTGGAACCTGGAACGCAACCACAATTGCGGTTGCCAAAGGCGGCACGGGCCTGACCAGTTACACCATCGGCGACATTATTTACGCGTCCGGTGCGACCACTTTATCCACCCTGGCCGACGTGGCCACGGGCAATGCTTTGATTTCCGGCGGCGTTGGCGCAGCGCCAACCTGGGGAAAAATTGGCTTGGCCACCCATGTTTCCGGAACGCTGCCGATTGCCAACGGTGGAACCGGCGACGGTGCAACGCCAACGGCTGGCGCGGTGGCTTACGGAAACGGCACGGCTTATGCGTTCACTTCAGTTGGAACCGCTGGCCAGGTATTGACTTCAAACGGCGCTGGCGCCCCTACATGGACGACAAACGGCAATGGTGATGTGTCAGGCCCAGGCAGCGCCACGGACAACGCCATCGCCCGATTTGACGGCACGACGGGCAAACTGATTCAAAACAGCGGCATCACGATTGACGACAGCGCCAATTTGGCTGGCGCCAGGTCGGTTCAGTTTTCGGGTTCGATTCCCGCATCCACGCCGATTGGAACGATGTGGTTTGATTCGTCCAGCGATACGTTGAACTTCAAACAAAACAACATCACCCAACAGATCGGTGAGGAAATTTTCATTTACGGCCGCGCATCGCAAGCCATTACGAATGGCCAGGTTGTGGCCGTGTCGGGCGCATACGGAACGACCGGTTATGTGACCTTCGAACCCGCCCCGATTGGCATGACCGATCCGACGCACATCATTGGTTTGGCCACCGAAGACATTGCCAAAAATTCGTTTGGTCGCATCACCGCGTTCGGTATCGTCCACGATTTATCGACTTCGCCTGGCTATGCTGACGGCGACGCGCTTTGGTACGACCCAACCGTTGTTGGCGGTTACACAAAAACCCAACCGGTGGCGCCAAACATCAAAGTGCAAATTGGCGTGGTGACCAAAGCCGCGGGCGGAACCAATGGTTCGATCCAGGTCAAGGTTTTCATCGGCCCGACATTGAACGACATTCAAAACGTTCAAGTGTCCGGCCTAGCCAACAATGATTTGTTGCAATACTATGCCGCGGGCGCATACTTCCGCAACGTGACCGCCAGCAGCGTTTCCGTGGGGACAGCGACGAATTTGGCGGGCGGTGCTGCCGCTAGTATTCCCTACCAATCCGCGGCCGGTACAACGTCGTTCCTGGCTTCCGCAGCCGGTGACGCAAACAAGGTGCTGCAATCGAACGGGACTTCGGCCCCGTCCTGGGTGACGCCTACCGCTTACGCGACGGTGACCGACGACACGACGACCAACGCGACCAGGTATCCGCTTTTTGCCAATCAAACGACCGGCAACCTGGGCACGGAATATGTTAGCAGCACGAAATTGCAATTCAACCCGTCCACCGGCACGTTGTCGGCCACGGTGTTCAGCGGATCGGCTGCCAGCCTGACCAGCATTCCGGCTGGCCAATTGACCGGCACGATCCCTTCGACCGTGTTGGGGAATTCGACCGTTTACATTGGAACGACCGGAATCGCGTTGAACCGCACCAGCGCCAGCCAAACATTGAACGGCGTGTCGATTGATGGCAGCGCGGGAAGTGCAACAAACGCAACAAATGCAACGAATATCGCAATCACCGACGACACAACGACTTCGGCTGATATGTACCTGACATGGGTGACCAGCACGACCGGAAACTTGCCCGCAAAGGTGTCAAGCACTAAACTCAAATTTAATCCATCTACCGGCGTTTTGACCGTGACCGGTGGAACTGGCGGGGGAACCTTTTAATGTCACAAACTGGCTACACACCGATTCTGATTTATTCCAGCACCACGGCGTCGCAAGCGCCCGCGGCTGGAAATCTGACCAATTCGACATTGGGTTCCGAACTCGCCATCAACATTACCGACGGCAAATTGTTCTACAAAGACAATGCCAACGCCATCCAGGTTATTGGATGGAAAATTGTTCCGGCAACGGCTGGCGGTACTGGCCAAACATCTTACGCGGTGGGCGACATTCTTTATGCCGACACCACCACCAGCCTGGCCAAATTGGCCGATGTGGCGACCGGTAACGCGTTGATTTCCGGCGGTGTTGGCGTCGCCCCTTCCTGGGGGAAAATTGGCCTTACAACGCACGTTTCGGGAACCCTTGCGCTTGGCAACGGTGGCACGGGCGTGGCCAGTTACACCGCTGGCGACCTGGTGTATTACGCCAGCGGAACCGCTTTCACAAAATTGGGAATTGGAACCGCCAATTACATTTTGACTTCCAGCGGGACAGCGCCGCAATGGGTTGCGCCATCAACCGTGGCTATTGGCAAAGCCACCAACCTGGCTGGCGGCGGCGCCGGTTATTTGCCCTATCAAAGCGCAGCAGATACCACCGCATTTTTGGCCGCTGGAACTGCAAATTACTTGTTGCAAAGTAATGGTGCGGCCGCGCCAAGTTGGGTTAATACAATTTCACTTGCCGATTCCAACGGCACATCTTCGTTCAATGCTTCAGGCGTTTACATTGGCCAAGGAACGGCTTTCACATCCGGCGCAAGTGAAATTTACACTACTGGAACTAGGCAACTTAATGCTGGCACAGCCGGAAATGCCGCTTACGCCATATTTACAAATTCAACAAATGCCGCATCTTTTGACGCGTCACAATTTGCAACATTTGTAAACCAGGCTTTGCGAACAATCAGCGTCGGAACAATTGCTGGAAGTGGAAGCGCCACCATTACTTTGAAGGCCAATCCAGGCGGCACAAAATACTATGGGTTTGACGTGTTTGTTACTGGATACGAAAACAGCAACGGCGGCACGATTTACATGAAAGCCCAAGTGATTTGTAATTGGGTGTCAGGAACAATCAATCAGCGCGGTATTGGCAGCACAAATTACAACGAATCATTGGGCGTTGGAGATTACCGCGCTTTCAGCGGCGCATCATTGTCAATTGGCGCATCTTCAAACAATTTGACGCTGACAATAACCAATTCCGGCGGTTCATCAATTACAAACGTTGTTGTAACCGTCCAGGATCATTTCTCATAAGGGCAAAACATGACAGTCAACATTTCTTATTTTGCTGGCGCTGGTTGGCAGTTTTTCGACAACAACGGTGTTCCGCTGACCGGTGGTTTGCTTTACACATACACCGCCGGAACTACCACGCCACAAACAACATACACGACCAACGCCGGAAGTATTGCCAATTCAAATCCAATTATCTTGGATTCGGCTGGCCGCACACCAAACGAAATTTGGCTGACAAGTGGCGTTAATTACAAATTTGTTTTGAAGGATTCGTCAGGCGCACAGATTGGATCATGGGACAACATCCCAGGCATGAATGATTTTTCAGCGTTTTCTAACACTTCCAACATCAATGAAGGTGACGCGCTGATTGGTTTCAAACAGGCCGATTACGCCAACTTTTTGTCGGGTGCAACGGCGCGAACCGTTCACAGCAAATTTACCGAAATGATTAGCGTGTGGGACTTTATGACGTCCGCACAAATTGCCGACGTGCAAAGTGGCGCTGGAACAATCGACGTTCGCGCAGCGTGTCAAAGCGCGATCAATGCGGCCAAAAATTTGGGCGCTGCCGTTCACTTTCCTTCGGGCGTGTATTTGATTAACTCGACCACCGGCCCTGACAGCAAAAACAACGGATTGGTAATTCCTTACACCAACGCCAATTCAACAAGCAACCGAGTGAAATTGGTTGGCGATGGTTCTTCAACGGTATTGAAGGCTGGCAGCAACAATATGATTGTTGTGCGTTGGTCAGATAGCCATTGCGAGATGGATGGTTTTTCGATTGATGCGAACGGCAAAACGACCGTATGGGGACTTGGACTTGTTCCTGAAGACATGAATCAAACCACGTCCTACGTTTTCCAACTCTACAACGCATTCCGCAATTTGTATATTTTGAATTGCGACGAAGGCATTGTGTTGCGTTGCGGCCCTGATGTTGGCGGGACGGATAGCGGTTGCTGGTACAACGACATTTCGTCAACATTCATTTATTCTTGCAAGCGCGGCGTTTGGTTGATGGATTGCCCCTCTGGTTCGTCGGGATCAAACCGAAATTACTTTCATCAAATGCGAATTGGCCAGGTTACAAACACCGGCATTCAAATTGATGATGGCGGCACAAACGTGTTCACCGAAGTGCATTTGGAAGGCATCCTGACAGGAACCAGCCCGAACACTACACCAACCGCAATCAAAATTAAAAAGACCGGCGCAAGTGGTTCTGACAACAATACAAACATTTTTTATGGTTGTATGTTGGAAGCCAACACGCGCAGCCTAGAAAACGCAAACTCATACAGCGAATTTTATGGATGTTCTTTTGGTTATCCATACACAATGGTGCTGACGGAAAATCCAAAGGTAATGATTGGAGACGATCCAAGCATTTGCCCGCAATTTGTTCCTGGTTTTTTATATCAAGCAAACGGCCAAATCGCTGGAAAACCAAATCTTACTATTTGGCCAACATTCAAAATTCGATCATCTGACGACTATTTCACAGATTATCAAAAATTGATTGGCGTGACTGTTGGCAGCATTGATGCTGGCCAATCGGCAACCGTTACGATTTATCCGGTGCAAGCATCGGATCAGCAAGTCACGATTCAATTCGTTGTTACTGCATGGGAAAAAACGCCGACATTGCCTTTGACATTGAATGCGACAGATACCGCAACCGGTCAAATTTTGGCGCAATGGCAAGGTGGTTTAATTTGTAATGCTGGCTTGAGTACGGTTACGTATGCACAAAGCCAAGGCATTGCAGACTATCGCGTTCCCACTTCAATGACAGTCACCATCACAACTTCATCCAACAATTTGCAAATGACAATTGCAAATGGCGGCACGGATGATATGCGTCGCGTTCGGATTGGCATGATTGTCACCACTTCATAAAGGAAAAAGACATGACTACGTTTACAACCAAAATTTTTGAAATCAAAGCATTCCCGCAAGACCCAAAATTGGGTTTGCAAAACGTCGTGTTTTTGATTGGTTTTGAAGTGGAAGGTGTGGATGGCGAATTCAAACATTCCGTGGCCCGTCACATTGGAATTGGCCCCGCCGATCCGACCAGTTTTACGCCGATTGACCAGTTGACGACCGAGCAATTGCTGTCATTTATGAACGCCGCGCTGGCGCCTGACGATATGCGTTGCATTGAAAACGAAATCAATGATGCAATTCAAGCCAAAAAAACGCCAAGCCAAGAACCCATCGTGATTGATTGGACAAACAAATGACAGCCTTTGCCTGGAAAATTTTAGGCATTGACGCAAAGAACGGCGTTGTTACCAGCGCCAAATACTTTGTGTCGGCCCAGGATGGCGACCAGGTGGTGGAAACCGAAGGATACTGGACATTCCAAGAGCCGGATGGCAAGATTCCTTTCGATCAAATCACCGAGCAAATGGTTGTTGAGTGGATCAAAAAAGAAGCGGTGCGCGATGGCAAGCCGATGATCGAAACGCGGCTGGAAGAACAAATGCAGCAAGTGAAAGCGCAAACAACTGTTGTTGCGCCCTGGCTGCCACAAACTTTCACGCCCGAACTATAAGGGACTGACATGACAACGCCATTTGACATTGTGACCCGCGCCATGAAAGACATTGGCGCGTTGGCTGCCGGTGAGGTTCCAACCGCTGACGAAGCCCAAGACGGCTACGATATGTTGAACGATATGTGCGCCCAATGGTCGAACGAAAACATGATGGTTTTTTACAAAACCGAAATCATTTTTCCGGTCGTCCAAAACCAAACGCAATACACCATCGGCCCAGGTGGCCAAGTCGGTTGCCAATTCACCGGTTCGATTAGCGGCACAACCCTGACCATTCCCGCGAATGGTGTGACTTCGGGCGCCATCACGATTGGCCAAACGTTGTCGGGAACTGGCATTGCAGCCGGAACCACGATTGTGAACTTTGTCACCGGCGGGGGCGGCAACGTCAACGAGGGCGGCACATACACCGTCAGCAAATCGCAGACCGTGGCCAGCACGACCATCCAAGGCTATTACGAACGCCCGCTGACCATCGAATCCGCGTTTGTGCGCGTGACCACAACCAGCAACGGCGCCCCGATTTATGGCGGCGGCCTAGACTACCCCGTAGCCGTGTTCAGCCTGGAACAGTACGAAATGATCGGCCTGAAACAACTGAACGGCCCCTGGCCAAAGGGTGTTTATTACCAGGCCAGCGAAAACCTGGGCACGATTTACGTTTGGCCAAATCCCGCCCAGGGCGAAATGCACTTGTTTGCTTACACGCAATTCCGCACGTTCACCGCGCAGACCAATGACATTGCGCTGCCGCCTGGCTACATCAACGCATTACGCTGGTGTTTGGCTGAACGACTTTTGCCAATGTACGGCAAGATGAACCAGGTGCAAATGGCCATGATTAACTCTTTGGCAGCCCAAGCCAAAGCAACAGTCAAACGAACCAATATGCGACCACCGCAAATTGCGCGTTATCCTGACACTTTGTTGATGGGCAAATCGAAAGATGCCGGTTGGATCATGGATGGGGGATTTGCATAATGCCTGACTTCGGCTTCGTGGGCGCTTCTTACGAAGCCCCGTCAATCTACCAGGACGCGCAAGAGTGCATCAATTTTTATCCTGAAATTGATCCTACAAAACAGCCTGGAAGCCGCGGCGTTGTCGCGTTGTACCCTACCCCTGGATTGGTTGAGGAACTGCAACTGACGGCCGGAAAAGTGCGTGGAATGCGGGCTTTGTCCGGCAGTCAATACCTGGTTGCTGTTTCGGCACAAAGCGTTTATTTGATTGACACAGCATTCAACGCAACGCTGATTGGCACAATCCCAGGAAACGACCAGGTTCAAATCACCGACAGCGTGACAACCAACAATGGCCTGACGGCTTTTTTTGTGTGCGCGGCTGGCCGATTCACCTATGTCGTCGGAACTTCGACGTTTGCCCAAGATACAACCGGCCTTTGGCCAAATGCGACTTCAACGGATACCGTTGACGCCTACATCATTTACAACGAGCCAGGAACGCAGAATTGGGCCGTGACTGACCTTGGCCTTGCCGTCAGCAATACGGGCAATTACGGCAGCAAAGACGGCGCCCCTGACAGTTTGGTGGCGCTGATTGCTGACCATCGCCAAGTTTATTTGCTTGGCGAAGTCACCACCGAAGTTTGGGTGGACGTTGGCAGCGTCATTCCTGGTTTGACCACGTTTCCATTTCAGCGGATTGGTGGCACGACCATGCAACATGGTTGCGCGGCCAAGTATTCGGTTTCCCGATTCGGTGAATCATTTGCGTTTGTGAGCCGCGATACCCGCGGCCAAGCGATCATCGGTGTGGTGGATGGATACAGGTTTACCCGTGTTTCAACCCACGCGGTGGAACAAAGCCTGGTTGGCGTTGATGTGTCCGATGCGGTGGCTTTTACCTATCAAATTGAAGGCCACGAAAATTACGTTGTGACCTTTCCTTCCATTGACCTGACATGGGTTTATGACCTGGCCACGCAACAATGGCACAAATGGCTTTCGTGGGATGATGTTAGTGGTTACTATCGCCACAGATCAAATTGCTACGCATTTTTCGCTGGCAAAAACTTGGTTGGCGATTTTGAAAACGGCAAAATTTACAGCCTGAACAATGACGTTTACACCGACAACGGCGCAACAATTCGTCGTTTGCGTCGTGCCATTCACCTGACTTCGGACTTACAACGCCAATTTTTTGAGGAATTTCAAATCCAATTCCAGCCTGGTGTTGGTTTGCCGACTGGCCAAGGGGAAGACCCGCAAGCCATGTTGCGATGGTCAAATGACGGCGGTTCTACCTGGTCAAACGAGCATTGGGTAAGCATCGGCAAAATTGGCCGTTACCAAAACCGCGCCATGTGGCGTCGCCTTGGCTGGTCGCGTGATCGCATTTTTGAAGTGGCCGTGACTGACCCAATTCGCGCCGTGATTGTTTCCGCAAACCTGAAAGCATCGGTGGGGGATAACTAATGGTCGCCCCAAATCCGCTTAGTGAAACAAACATACGATTTCCGCAATCGGCTTTTCTTGATCCAAGAACTGGTTATCCAGCGCGGGAATGGATTGTTTGGCTGCAAAATCCAAACGTTGTTTCGCAAACGGTGAATTATCAAGTCATCAACGGCGGTGCAATCAATGGCACTACGATTGGTTTGACTGTACCGGCCGCGGGCAAATTCACAGATTTCACCGCCTTGAATGGCGTTGGTGGGGGCACATTTTGACTGAACTGGAAATCATCAACGACACGCCAACACGGGATCAAATCGACCGGCTGCAAGCCGAAATGGTCAAGATGCCCCAGTTGGAATTGCAGACCGAACACTATTTCGTGCCAGGTATGTATTGCCGCCGCGTGTTTCGTCCGGCTGGAACGCTGATTGTCGGCAAGGTTCACAAGCATCCCCACTTCTTTTTGTGCGCGAAGGGCGAGATAATTGCGTGGACTGAAAGCGGAATGAAAAAACTTCAGGCTGGCGACGTTGTTGAATGCAAGCCTGGAACGAAGCGGGTAACCCTGGCCACCCAAGATTCGATTGGGGTGACGATCCACAAGACGGAAGAAACCGAATTGGAAAAGATCGAATTGGAACTGGTCGAACCGGATGAAACGTCGATGTTTGATTCAGGCAATAAACTGAAAAACATCATCGACGAGATGAAAAAATTAGAAGGGGAATGATATGACATTTGTTGCAGCAGCCATCGGCGCGGGACTTGGCTACGGTGTAGCCGGTACGCTGACCGGCGCGGCTATCGGCGCCGGTATTGGCGGCATGGTTGGCGGCGGTATGAACCAGGCCAGCACGGCCAAAGAAGCGGCATCTATGCAAGCGGGCGCCACAAGTGAAGCCGCGCAACTTCAACGCCAAACCGCGCTGGATTCCATTGCCTTCCAAAAGGAAATGTTCCAAAAGCAATTGGAACTTGGGCAGCCATATCGAGAAACGGGTTACAAAGGACTGACGCGGCTGCAAGAATTGTTGCCTAGTTTGACTTCGCCGGTGACCGCGCAAGACATTCAAAATATGCCTGGCTATCAGTTTGCCGTTCAGCAAGGAACCGGCGGCGCCATGCAAGGCATGAACGTTGGCGGTGGTGGATCGAACGTCCAACGCGCTGGCCAAAAGTTTGCCATCGACTACACGATGGGCACGGCGCTTCCACAGTTGATGCAACAAAAACGCGACATTTACAACACATTGTCGGGCGTGGCCAACATTGGCCAAGGTCAACCAGGCGCGGGCACGGCTGCCGGTCAATTGGGAACCAACGTTGCAAATACCATGATGGGAAGCGCAACCAACATTGGCCAATTGGGCGTGGCTGGCGCAAATGCTTTGGCATCCGGTCAAATCGGCGCCGCCAACGCAATGGGCAATACCATTGGCCAGTTGGGTAACGCTGGCATGATGTACGCGCTATTGGGATAAGGAAAAAATCATGCCTGAATACAACATCACACCCGTTGCTGAACAAATCAAACCCGTTTCCAATCTGTCGTTGGGCGACATGATTAACATTGGCCGCGGTGGCATTGCATTGCAAAAGGAAAGCCAAGGAAACAAAGAACGCCTGGGCCTTCAAGAATTCTTTTCAAACCCCGAAAACTTCCAAACCGATGGCAACATCGACATGGGTAAAGTCAACGCCGCAATCCCCAAAATTGCGCCAATGACAGGCCGCGACGTGTTGCGGAATATGTCGGATTTAAGCACGGCCCAAACGCAAGCCAATAAAGCCAAAATGGGTTTGACGCAAGACCAAAAAGCGTTGGTCGGGCAAACCTTCAACATCCTTGGCAAAGCCGGTGTCAACAACAAAGACACGTATTTGAAAGCCCTGGACGACCTGGTGGCCACCAACCCCGACAACAAAGATTTGGGACGCCTTGCCGATTCGTACAAAACGATTTGGAACAAGATGCCCGAAAACACAAACTGGTCGCAGTTGGCCATCACAGGCGCACAAACGCTGTTGCCAGTTTCGACGCAAGAACAGCAGTTTGGCCCGCAGCCTGGCACATTGAACACCGGCGCTCAAATCTTGCCGACTGTCACCCGCCCGTCCGTTGCTGGCCAGGCGCCAAGTATTCAGGTTGGCCAAGCGCCTTTGGCGACCAACCAACTTGGCCCAGGTTCGCGTTACGTTCCAACCGGCCGCGTGGACATGAACAACAATCCGACCGCTTTGGCTTATGGCCCGAACGGCGAAATGTTGGGCGAAGTCACAATCCCCGCTGGCGCAAACACAGCCATGCAGCCAGGCGGCGCAGCCGCCAACGCAATGCCTGGCCAAACTGGCGTTCAGGGTGGCGGCGTGTTGCCGCAAAATAACATCCAAGCGCCCCGTCCGACAGCGCCAGCAACCCCCGCAGCGCCAGCCAATGCGCCGGTGCGTATGCCCGCGGGCGAAAGCACAACAACGTTGGATGCCGCAAACGCGCTTCGCACAAGCGTTCGCAATGCAGCCGCACAAGCACCGGTGCAGCAATTCAACAACAACCAAATCATCAAGTTGGCCGACGACGTTATCACCGGCAAGGGCGCAAACTTTGTTGGTGCGTTGTCCGGCGGTTATGCCGCGATCCCTTGGACTTCGGACAATGCCAGCAACTTGAACCAGTTGGGCCATTACATGGCCATGCAAACGTCGTCGCTGGCGCAGTCATCCGGTTTGGGTGGCACGGATGCTGGTCGTGCAATTGCTGGTCAAATTTCCGGCACGACCGATTGGACGCCCCAGGCCATCAAGTCAACTGCCCGCGTGAACCGAGCATTGACTACCGGCACGGAACTGTTCAACCAGGGCGTTGACAACGCATTCAACCGCACAAAAAATCCGTTTTCGGCTTCGGAATTTCAACAGCGTTGGACGCAGACATTGGGCGCCGACGGAATCAACGCCGTGCGTTTGTACGATGCCATGCGGAACAATGACAAGGAAGCCATCCGCGAGGTGGTGACGCAAGCGGGCGGCCCGAATTCGCCTGGCTATCAAAGCCTGGTTCGCAAAATCGGGGATATGCAAAAACTGATCGGGGGTAAATAATGGCCGTCGAACTGTTTGATCCATCGCAGATTGACAGCGCGGTGGGTGACGCCTTTGGCACAAAAGTCAAACCACGGCCAGCGCCAGCGCCCGCACCGACCGCAACGCCAAACGTGCCAGCACCAATTCGCACCAACAACCCTGGCGCTTTGATGCCTGGCGGCAAGTTGGCCGAATATGGCAGCATGGAAGAAGGCTTGGCCGCGCTGGACAAAAACCTGGCGTCGTATGGCAAAAAAGGCATCAACACCTTGTCGGGTGTGATTTCGACCTGGGCGCCCCCAAAAGAGAATGACACCAACGCATACATCGCGCACGTTGCCAAGGTAACGGGCCTTGATCCCAACCAGCAAATCGACTTGTCCAACCCGCTGGTGCGTCATCAAATCAGCGCGGGCATCACGCAAATGGAAAGCGGCCGCAAGGCTATTTATGGCCAAGGCGGTTCAGCCCCCGCGTCGTCCGCATCCACAACCGGTTTTCCAAGCATTGGCGAACAGGACATTAACAGCGCGGTGACCGACGCATTCAAGAATCCCGAGCCAGCCAAGCCCCAAGGCGCAACCGGCAAGGTGGCCAGTAAGGTTGGCGAATTTTTCCGTGGCCAAGGCCGCGCAGCCGCCAGCCTGGCAGACGTTACCTTGGGCAGCGTCATTCCGTCCGTTGCTGGCGCTGTCACCTATGCTGGCGCCCGCGCTATTGGCCAAACGCCCGAACAGGCCGCCGCCACACAGCAAAAAGTCACATCGGCCGTTGACAAGCCATTTGGCAAAGCCTTTGGCGTGACCGAAACGCCCGAATACAAAGGCGAGGCCAGCCAACAATTGATGAACTTCATTGGCGCCAACATGGAAAAAGGTGCTGATTGGATTTCGCAACAAACCGGCGTTCCCAAAACTGACGTTGAAAACATGATGAACACGGCGCTGATTGAAGCGCCAGCCGGTGTCAAGGCCGCGGGCAAAACCAAACTTGGCCAAGTCATCAAAGGCGAAGCCGAAATGGCTGGCCAGGCCGTCAAGCAAGGCGTCCAGGCTGTCACGCCTGAAGTTGTGCAGCGTGGTGTTGGACGTGCGGTGGAAGCCGTCGCGCCTGGCACGACCACCGTGAAGCCGCCAATTCCAACGCCAACCGTTGGTGGCCAGCCGCCCCAGGCCGCGCCCTACGCGCAGCCAGGTGGTGGACGCGCAAGCGTTGGTGCGGCCGCCACGCCTGACGCCACGATCATCAAACAGGCTTTGGAAACGGCCACGCCCGAATTCAAACAGTTGTACGGCAATATGCCGCTGGACAAAGTGAATGCGCCCGTCGTGTTGCGTCACCTGGAAGGCGATTCGCTGCCCGTGCCCGTGCGTTTGACCGAAGGCCAAGCCACCGGCGACCTGGTGAAGATTTCCAAAGAACAAAACATTCGCGGAACGCCCGAAGGTCAGGCGCTTGCCTATCGCTTGAACGAGCAAAACAAAGCCCTGGTGGAGAACGTGCCCGCCATCCGCGAACGTGCGGCGCCCGACGTGTATTCGACGCGCACCATCGAATCCAGCGAAGCGTTGATCGACGCCTACAAAAAACTGGATGCCGAACGCAGCGCACAAATCACCAACGCATACAAAAAACTGGAAGACGCCAACGGTGGCACATTCCCCGTTGATGGTGTGCAGTTGGCCAAGAATGCCGACGCGCTGTTGTCCAAGAAACTGAAAACCAACTTTGTGCCACCCGAAATCGCGGCCGACCTTAAACGGTTCCGCGAAGGTGAGCCAATGACGTTTGAGCAATTCGAAGCGTTGCGAACCAACCTGGCGGCCGAAATCCGCAAGGCTGAACGATCCGGCGACGGCAACCGTTCGATGGCATCCAGCCTGGTTTATCAAGCCTTGGAAGACTTGCCGTTGCAAGGCAGCGCCGCGCAGTTGAAGCCCCTGGCCGACACCGCCCGCAGCCTGGCCAAGTCGCGTTTTGACGCGCTGAAAAAAGACCCCGCATATAAAGCCGCCGTGAACGAAACCGTACCGGCCGACAAGTTTTTCGACAAGTATGTGATCCGCGGCGTGAACAAAAACGTTCGGACAATGGTGGACACGTTGGGCCGCGATTCGGTTGGCCACCAGCACATCAAGGCCGGAACCATCAACTGGCTGTCGGACAAGGCTGGCATTGTTGACGGCAAAGGAAATTTCAGCCAGGCCAATTACAACAAGGCGTTGAAGTCATTGGACGACGTGCGGAACTACGGCGAAATTTTTGATCCCGAAACCCAATTGCAGTTGAAGACTTTGGGCAACGTGGCAAACTACACCCAATTCCAACCACGCGGTTCATACGTGAACAATTCCAACACGCTGGTGGGCTACCTGGCCAACAAGGCCGCGGGTGGCGCTGAAGCGTTGGGCAACGTGGCTGGTTTGAAATTCGTTGGCGGTTATCCGATTGGCAGCGAAGCCCGAAAATTTATTCGGTCGCGCAAGGAAAAAGCCGCCGTGGAAAAATCATTGGAACCAGGCGCTGGATCAACCCTGGAAGAAGTTAAAAACAAGGGCAAGTGATGAATACACCCGAAATTGATCCGGTCAAATACGGTGTCCTTTGGCAAAAGGTTCAGGACTATGAACGCCGATTTGACCAAATGGAAACCAAGATGGACAAAATGGAAAACCAGTTGGAAAAACTGGTTGCCCTGGCCAATCAGGGCCGCGGTGGTTTTTGGGCTGGCATGGCCCTGGTGTCGGCAGCGTCCAGCGTTGTCGGTTATATGTCCAGTTATTTTCACAAGTGAGGTTTTATGCCTGAAGAACAATCAATTGCAGTCATCAAAGCCCAGGCCGATGTTGAATTGAAAAAACTGGAAGCACAAAGCCCCGCCAAAGATGTTGCGGGTCGCGCCATCGGTAAAAACGGTTTGTTTTACATCACCCTAATTGTGGCAATTGGTGTTGCATCAAGCCTAGTGTTGGACAAAGACAAAATCGCGGCCGTGATGGGGCTTTTGGGTGCGTCGTTGACCGCTTTGATTTCAATGTTGAACGGCATTGCTGGAACAGCGCCTAAACAAGAACGTCCCGAATTTGAAGTCATCAAAGATTTGATTGCCAAACTGGATCGCCTGGATCGCAAAGAACAGCCAATGAAGGTAACGGTTGAGGGCGAAAAAGTCACCGTGTCAAAAGGTGAAGATCAAATCACAACATCGAAAGGTTGACCATGTTTGGACTTGACGCGCTGTTGACTGTTGGCGGGAAGTTGATCGACAAATTGATCCCCGATCCCGAAGCAAAAGCAAAAGCCCAATTGGACTTGGCCGCCCTGGCGCAAAGTGGCGAACTGGCCAAAATGGCCAACGACACCAAACTGTTTGAAACCGAATTGGTAAACGTGACCGACCGCTGGAAAGCCGACATGGCTTCCGATTCCTGGTTGTCCAAAAACATTCGGCCGCTGGCGCTGATTGCCATTTTTGTGGCTTACTTTGTGTTCACAATGATGAGTGCATTCGGCTACAACGCCCAGGAATCCTACGTGCAGTTGTTGGGCCAATGGGGCCAAATCATTTTCCTGGCTTACTTTGGTGGTCGCACCGTTGAAAAACTTGCTGACATGAGGTCAAAAAAGTGAAACTGTCCGAACATTTTTCCCTGGAAGAATTGACGCACACCGATCACCGCGAACTGGACAATACGCCCAACGACGCGGAAATGGCCAACCTGGTTCGCTTGGCTGAATTCCTAGAAGACGTGAAAAACGTTTTGGGCGGCAAGCCGGTAATGGTCAATTCAGCATTCCGCAGCAAAGCGGTAAACGATGCTGTCGGATCAAAAGACACCAGCCAGCACCGCGTTGGTTGCGCTGCCGATATTCGCATTCCTGGCATGACGCCTGACGAAGTGGTGCGAGCCATCATTGCGTCGGGAATCGGCTATGACCAGGTGATCCGTGAATTCGACCGTTGGACGCACGTAAGCATCCCAAACAAAGATGGTGACAAACCCCGTCGCCAATCGTTAATCATTGACAAGGCCGGAACGCGGGCGTTTGTTTAACGTTTCATGTTCCTGACAAACGCGGCGAACGATGCCGCGGTGTCGCCCAGGCTTCGCATTTTGTCGAATTCTTTGGCCACTTCGTCCAGGGTATGGTTGCGGATGGCCAAGGAACGGCACGAATCGGGCGTTTGGCAGCCTTTTACGTAGCAGAATGGGCAAACCCACACGGTTGCCCTTGCGGGGCAATTACGCCCCTGATTGCAGTCGCCATCGCAGCAATTCATAATTTGATCGCATTCAGGTTGAAGTTGTCGGCCATCACTTCCGCATAGTCGAAATGACGGCCAAAGCAATCCCTGAACGAAACGCATTCGTCCGACCATCCTTCGACGACATTGTTGTAAATGTACGCCTTACGTGGAACGGTAATCGTTCCGCAAATAAAGTGCAAGCCCTTGGGCGTCACGCGCCAGGCGCCATCCGATTTTTTGCTGTCGTCGGCGTGGCCACCTGATTCCACGAACCCCCAATGCTGCAACGTTGTGTGCGTTTTGCCACGCAGCAGCCAGCGCGGGCCAATCTTTGGAACATCGACCCAACCATCCACATCGGAAGGGGCGCGGGAAAGCCACAGAAGGGCCAGGGCGCGTGTTTCGTTCATGCCCTGGGGGCTTACCTTGCCCCACTTCCCGCAACAGGGGCAATGGCCCCCGTCGCCTTCGATGGTGGCCCGCCAGTTGGTTTTCAGTTGCGCCAGGTATTCACCTTCGTCGCCAAAAAAATCCAATTGCATGGCCACCCCCTACGCAAACCAAAGATAGAACCCGTGAAGGATTCCGATTGGAAAGAAGATCGCGCCAGCCACCAGGAAGCCCCAGGCGGCATGGCCAAAGCACCAAAAAATGTGCGTCAGCCACGCGATGAAACAGAGAATTCCAATAAACCCACCCATGTCGTTCCCCTTAGAAGTTTGGCAAATCGTCGTTCATGTCGTCGAACCCGCTGCCTTGCGGCTGGCGCTGTTGTTGCGGCTGTTCGTCGCGTGGCTTGGGTTCGTTGATGTATGCCCAACCGTCCCAACCGCCTTCCTTCAATGGGATCACGTCAATTTTGAGCATTGGCCCATTCTTGGTGTCGATGATCGAGCCGATCCGCTGGTAACGGTTCTTTTGTTGGCCCTGGCTGTTGGTGTACGAGCCGGTGATTACGCTGATTTCGTTGATAAGTTTGGCCATGATTTATTCCCCAATGATTTTTTTCAGTTGATCGACCTTGACCGCGGTTTCGGCCAAGAACTTGATAATTTCCGCTTCCATGTCGGCGACAAACACATCGTCACGCGGTACGCGTTTAATGAACAGTTGCGCTTTGGCTGGCATCCGTGGATCAAACACCACGTAATCGCACCAGGCGCGGCCAGCACAAACCATTTGGAATTGCATTTGCGCGAAATACTTTTGCGGCACGGCGCCGGTCAGCAGCGTTTCGATCATGGTGGCCGTGTTGGGACACTTGATTTCCACGCATCCGTCGTCACCGATCAGCCCGTCAGGTGACGCGCCAGCCATCGCAATGGTCGGATGATTCACGAAGCCGGTTTCTTCCACCATGTTGCCGGTGGCCGCTTCGTATGCACCGCGGGCGAAGGGTTCCTGGTCGGTTCCCCATTGCATCGCGCTGTTGGTGAACGATTCTTGGCGTGTGCCGGTGATTTGTTCGACCACCAGTTGGGCCATGTAGTTTTCACGCGTT